CCAAATTCAATATAAGGGTCCATGATGAGAATAGATATAGATCCCGTTACATCTCATCTACGGGTTTTCTTAGACAACTCCAAGTGTTCCGCTAATAAAGACCCTTATGATTCTATCATGACTGTTCAACACCTGAACGGTACTGAGGTTTACATTAGTGGACTCAAGGGTATTATGTCTAAGGAAATCTTCAGGGCTGTCGTATCCTACTTCTTTGAAAGAGGAATAGCTCGTGTAACTTACGAGAGAGACGGGAAAATCAAAACAGTTATAAGAGCGGGTTAGAGCAGAGGTTAGCTCAACGGCCTCATAAGCCGTAGGTCACTGGTTCAAGTCCAGTACCCGCTACCATATTGGTGAGCACGGGATGTAAGACTGGATTCCAAACCCGGTCTAGAGGGTTCGAGTCCCTCCACCTTTGCCACCTTATCCTCAGCTATGCAACGTAGCAACTAACTACTATTAATTAAAGGAGACAGCATGGCTGATAATTTACTGGGTCAAAAGCCTGAAGAGGTACCAACCCAAGAGATTTCAGTAGATACTACTAAGGTAACTACTGATGAAGAAATGAAAGAAGAGATGTATGATAGTATGCTAGCAGGTAGAGTTGTGTCTGCTTACGAAGAGGCTAAGTCTTCTCGGTTTACTATAGAACAACAATGGACAAAGAATGTACAGTCGTACCGTTCACTTGATGATAGTACATTAGGCAGGAACGGAGATAAGCCTGATTTCCGGGAATCAGAAGAGTTCAAGCCTTACGTCCGTACAACCACAGTTAAGACTCGTGCTGCTTATGCACAGATTATGGAAGCCTTACTTCAGAACTCACGTTTCCCTTTGATGTTCGAACACACACCAGTTCCCGAAGGAGCACCTGAGTTCGCAACGAATGACCCAAATGTCCAAGGACCAGAGACTCAGGAAGACTTCGGTATCGGTTATGAAGGCGATGGACGTACTCCAATGCCCGGTTCAACCATGGATAACATGAAGTGGAAAGAAGATGATATCCTTTATCAGAATCTTAAGGAAGGTAAAGCTACTAATGAACAATTTGGTCAAATAAGTCCTGCTGCAAGAGCTGCAATGGAAATGACTAAGATTGTACTAGACCAAGTCGAAGAGTCCAACGGACACACTGAGCTACGTAAGGCAGTCTTCGAGGCTTGCTTACTAGGTACTGGTATTATGAAGGGCGTCTTCACTGAAGAGAAGATTACTCATAAGTGGGTTGACGGTCAGTATTCCCCTGAGAAACGAAAGTTCCCTAAGATGAACTGCGTGTCTGCTTGGGATCTTTACATTGACCCTAATGCTTCTCACATGGATGATGCTGAGTGGGTTATCGAAAGACACCGTATGACTGCTAAGCAAGTTAGGGACCTAAAAAGTCGTCCTTTCTTCCGTACTGAGGTTATCGATGAATTACTCAGGAGTGGTCAAGGTAACTACGTAAACGAAAACTTCGAGCACGTCATTAGGGAAGAAGATAAGAACCATCCAGACCATACTAGATTGTGGGCTGTATTGGAATACTGGGGTTACATTAGTATCGATGAGGCCATGGAAATGGGATTACCTCTAGATAACACACATACTGATCAAGTACACGTAAATGCTTGGGTATGTAACGGTAAGGTTATTCGTATAATGACTAACCCATTTTTACCACAGCGTATTCCTTACTTCTTGTTTAACTATGAAGTTAACCCATACAATATCTATGGTGTTGGTGTTCCTGAGACAATGGAAGACTCTCAGAAGATGATGAATGGTTTTGCTAGACTAGCAGTAGATAACTTAGCTCTCGCAGGTAACATGGTATTTGATGTTGACGAGAGTACCTTGGTATCCGGTCAAGACATGGAGATTTTTCCGGGTAAGGTTTTCAGACGTCAAGGTGGTCAGACAGGACCTGCTGTTAACTCAATTAAGTTCCAATCCACTGCTAATGAGAACATGATGATGTTCCGAGAGTGGCGTCAGATTGCAGATGAATCCACAGGTATCCCTTCGGTAACTCATGGTCAAACAGGAGTCACCGGAACTGGTAGAACCTCTAGTGGCCTAAACATGATTCTTGAGAACGCTAGTCTGAACATCAAAACAGTTATTCGTAACATTGATGATGATCTATTGAACCCACTGGGTAAGATGTTGTTCTACTGGAACATGCAGTTTAACTACGATAATTTACCTCAAGGTGATTATGACATCGTAGCCACGGGTATTCGCTCGTACACCAAGCAAGAAGTCAAGGTTCAACGCCTTCAGACTCTGCTTAGTCTTGTACAGAATCCTGCTTTGGCTCCTATGGTTAAACTACCGTACATCATTAGAGAACTAGTGAAAGGTATGGATATGGACCCGGATGCTGTTATCAATGATTTGGATGAAGCTAAGCTTTACGCTGAGATCATCGGCCTAGCTGGAGGCGTAGGTCAACAGCAAGGCGGTGGAGAGGTAGGACCTGAAGGACCTGCTGGAACCTCAGGTAACACAAGCAATACTGAATCAGCTGGAAACCCGGAGGGAATCAATGGACAAGAAGCTCAAGCACCTATTGCTTAACAAGGACTGGAAATTATTTGAAGACTATTTGGCGGGTGAAAGAGACTCCCTTGTTACTCGCCTTTGTAAATGTACAGAAGATCAACTTAAGGAATTACAAGGTCGCATAGGGATGATCGACCAGATCCTTAAGTTGAAACCACAAACGGAGTTGGGAAGCCCTAAGGCCACTCTCACTCTATAACTACAACCTAGCACTCTAGATACACGAGATTCTTATGATACCTCAGGCTATCGGACCTAGAAGGAGAAAATATTTATGTCTCAATCACAAGCTAACGCAAACGTCCTCGGAGCTACTCCATACCGCAACCCTCGTCATGCACAAGAAGCTGCGGAACTGGAAGACTTTGACAAATCGCTACAGGAACCCCAAGGCCAAGGGGACAACGTAACCGACAAAGAGGAGAAACCAGAGCATAACTGGGAAAAGCGTTACAAAGATCTACAATCTTACACCGCCAAGAAGATTAATTCTCTTGAAGGACAGATTACAGATCTACAACGTCAAGGTGTCCCTAAGGTTACCGCCCCGAAGACTCAAGAAGAACTTGATGCTTTCAAAGCGGAAAACCCAGAGATGTTTGGCGTTATCCAATCGATGGCTCACAATATGTTCCAAGCGCAGATTGCTCAGTATGACCAAAAGATGGCTGACATGCAAGGTCAATTGACTTCTACTGCTCAGGAGAAAGCTAAACTTAAACTTAAGGAAGCTCATCCTGATTACCAAGAGATCATGAACAGTGATGCGTTCCATGACTGGGCTGCTACTCAGTCACAACAGGTTCAAGATTGGATCTACCAGAACCCTGATAATGCGGACTTAGCAATCCAAGCAATGTCTTTGTTTAAGTACAACAGTGGTTGGGGTAAAGATACTAAGGATACGAAAGAAACACAGGTTCCACAAGGAGGCGATATGGCTGTAAATACACAGCAAGCCCAAATGGACCCTTCGGCTGTAGGACGTAATCACCCTGCTTACAGGTGGAAAGAATCTGAGATCGCTGCTATGCGTCCAGATGAATTCTCAAAGTGGGATGAGCACATTACTTTAGCTCAAAAGGAAAATCGTATCCTCTTCGGTCAATAGACTAAAACTAAAATTTAATTAAGAGGTATATAAAATGGCTTATTTTGAAGGTACCACTGCCAGTAACTTTGGCGGTACTTCTCCTACTGGTGCATTCTCACCAACAATCTTCTCACAGCGCGTACTGAACTTCTTCCGTACTTCTTCTGTTGTTGAAGGTATTACAAACAACGATTACTACGGTGAGCTAGGCTCTTTCGGTGACACAGTTCGTGTTATCCTAGAACCTCAAATCACTGTTGACGCGTACACTCGTGGTCAAACAGTAACTTCACAAGCATTGCCTGATAACGAGATTACTCTTGAAATCAGCAAAGCGAACAAGTTCCAATTCCAAGTTGATGACATCGAAGAGAAGTTGTCTCACGTAAACTGGGAATCATTGGCTACTGGTTCTGCTACCTATGCACTTAAGAACTCTTATGACCGTGAAGTTCTTTCTTACATGGCTGTTAATGCTCAAGATGCTAACATTGTTGGTGCTACTGACCACGGTGCTGCTCAAGAGACTGCTAATGTAATTACTCTTGGCTTTGGTGCTGGTGAAACTGATCCTTTGAACCTTTTGTCTTTGCTAGCGTTAAAACTAGATGAAGCTGAAGTTCCAGAAGAAGGACGTTACGTTGTTGTTTCTCCACGTTTCATGGAGTTGCTAGCGCGTACTGATAGTAAATTGCTATCTACTGACTATAACCAAGGTGAAGGTGGTCTTAAAAACGGTTTGGTAATGTCTGGTAAGCTTCGTGGCTTCTCACTTTACAAAACTAACAACGCTCCTAAGTTCACAACTGATACTTCTGGTGCTGCTGATTCTGATGCAGTTCGTGCAGCTCAGACTGAACAGCGTGATCACTTGACTAACAACATCATCGAGGGTGGTGATGACGCAGGTGGTGTGCTAGGTGACGTTATCATTGCTGGTCATATGTCTGCTGTAGCTACTGTTAGCTGCTTGGATAAAGTTGAAAAGATTCGTTCTGAAACTACTTTCGCTGATATTATCCGTGGTTTACACGTATATGGTCGTGGTGTAGTTCGTCCTGAATCACTAGCTGTTGCTTACGTTGTTTACGCATAATAGCTAACGTAACCACTCAGTAATCCCGAGGGACCCGAGGAAACTTGGGTCCCTTTTTTCGTATAAGGAGCATTATAAATGTACACATTTCTAGAAGTTGTTAATCTGGCTCTAAGGGAAGTCAATGAGATTCCTATGACAGAACAACAGCTAACCAATGCCCGAGGGTTACAGCAGTTCGCTAAAGAAGCAGTCAATAGAGCTTTCTTTGATATAAGCAACGTTAGTAGAAACTGGCCTTGGTTACAACAGGCTACTGATACAGTTATCCAGCAGGAAGTTAGACAGATAACTACTGATACCCAGTGGTACGACACAGAGACTACGGTTAATGGTCTTAGACAAGAACCCGACTGGCAGACATTCCTCTTAACTGATAAGGACCTAGCTAGTACTGACCCCGTGGTTATCGCTAGTAAACCTACGTTAGTTAAGAACCTAGAACACATTACGTATGATGAATGGATTAGACGTTTCCGTGTACAGGATATCGAAGGTAAGACAGGTGAACCTAAGTACGTTATTAAGTATAGTACAGGTAAGTATGGTTTCTCTCCAGTTCCCGATAAGAACTATTACGTAGCTTACAATGTTCGCAGTAATGCAACACGATTCACTGATGCTATCGAGGAGATTCCTATTCCAGAGGAATTCATTACGGTCCTAGTAAGTCGTATTAAGTACTACTTATGGTTGTTCCGTGAGAATCCAGAGCAAGCTAACTTTTCCCTAGGGGAATACCGTGAAGGTTTAATCAACATGAAGAGATCTCTGTTGAGCACTAAGGAAGAAAGAATGAGGGCAATCTAATGGCAGGAAAAATGCAGGTTCTATCTATCCCCTGTCGTGGTGGGTTAAACTTAAGCAGTAATAACCATGAATTATTGAGTAAGCCCGGAGAAGCTATTAACTTAGTTAACTTCGAGTGTAGTAAGGAAGGTGGATACAGGCGTATCAACGGTTACACTCCTCAGGCTGTGAGTACTCCTGATACTGGTTACATGAAAGGCGTAGCTAATTACCAAGGTATCCTAGTGGCTCGTGGGG